GGAGGAAAGACTAAGCGCACAGGCTCAACTTGACGACATGAAGCGTCAAAAAGCCATCGCTGAGGTTAGAGCAGCTCAGGCCAAAGCTGAAGTTGAATTTGAGAAAAAGAAAGAGCAGCTTATTATTGAGCAGACAGCAGCGATCAAGGAGCAACAAGACCTTCTCAACGAACGCACAGCTTTCTATGAAAGAGAGCTTATAGCAATTGAAGCAAACATTGCCGCTTCACAGGCCGGCAGAGAGGCTGAAATCGAGACAGAGAAGCTTCGTTACCAAGCTAGAGTGGCTAACCTTGAGGCTGAATCAGATATTATCGAGGCAAGTCTAGAGTCTCAGGTCAGGGGTCTCGAGGAAGTGGCTAATGCCAACAAAAGAAATTACGAAGAAAGAGTTTCTCAAATAGAAGGCGAAGCAGAGGCCCAAAGACAAAGGTACGAAGATCAAATTGCACAAATAGACAGAGTAAGAGAGACGCAACAATCCCTGATTGATGCAAACATACAAGGACTGCAAGATGAGGCTACTGAAGCTGAGAACAACTTTGACAATTACATCGATCAGATTAACGACCTTGCTGAAGCGGAGAAAACAGCTCACGAAGATGTGATAGAACAGCTCGACGAGCAAGCTGAAAGAGCTCAGAGAAGGGCCGAAGCTATTCAGAGAAATATCGAAAAAAGAATAGAAAAAGAGAAAGAAGCCGCTGAGAAAAAAGAAGAGCAATTAAACCGCTTAGCAAACCAAGAACGGGTATCGCAAGAAAGGAGACTAAGGGAAATTGAAGAACAAAAGAAGAAGGAAGATGAGCTTTTAGAGGATAAAGTAGAGAATCTGTCCGAAGAGGAAAAGGCCCTTCTCAAAAAGTATGAACTAGACGCAGAGGCGCTAAGAATCGTAGAGGAGGCCAAGCGACGCGTTGCTGAGAATAGGATAAAAGCTATTGAGGACGAGATTAATTATATCAACAAAAAAGCCGAACAAGAAATAAAAGTGCTAAAAGAAGCGTATGAGGTATGGAAGGAACTGCAAGGCAAGAGGATTGCAGCCCTGAAGGAGGAAGAAGAAGAGCTCAAAGAACTTCTTAAAATCACACAAGAAAACGCTACCGCGACTGGAAAAATGGCCACGGAAACTGGCAACCTGGCCAGGAACTCGTTTAATGCGGCGAACGGTGTCCGTGCACTGGCTCAGGCACAGAATGAGCTCAACGCCGCCCTCGCAAGTCAGCCTCAGGGTTCACAAGGCGGTGCTGCCAGGGCAACTGGTGGACCTGTTAGCGCTGGCACCACTTATACTGTCAACGAGAGGGGTCCTGAGGCATTCTTGAGCTCCAGCGGAGCGGTCAGCATGATCAATGTGCCTTCGTATGGCCAGTGGACGCCACCAGAGAAGGGCGCTGTTATCCCCGCTAGCCTGACGCGAAGGCTGAAGGTCCCTAGGACGGGTTCAAGTTTGAGTGAGTTGAGCCAAGCTTCCCCCTCTAATAGCGGTATTTTGAGTCAATATGCACGAAAGGCTGGTGGCTCTTCTGCTCGTTTAGTCAAGCAAAGCAAGAGACCCCTCTCCAGTAAGCTCACAACCTCCCTGAAGGGCTCTAAGGCCCCCTTCCTGAAGAATGCCTCGCCTGACACTCGTCGCGGCCCAGCCGGCCTTCCTGGAAGCAAAGCGGGGTCGAATAACTTCAACCTGGAGGCAAGCCTGTCTGACCTTAGCGTAGCTCTTGAAAGAGGCTCTTCGGTGCCTGCCTATTTAAGGAATCAAATAGAAATTCCAAATGGTCAAGTCGCGTTATCTAGCATTAACTCAATGCCAAATGGACTGGTCAGCAACGTTTCTAACGTAAGCAACGTGGTTAGCGGTGATAATATCAGCAATACTGTTACCATTCAGTCGCAGAACCCAACCCAGACAGCTAACAATATGCTAGTACAACTACAGAAGATAAAGAGAGGTAGAACAGGTAGATAGGAATACTTATGCGATTGAGAGGTTGTCATGTTTGACTTCGGCAGGCCAGAAGATACTGCAGAGCTTTATTGGAACATTAGCACCAGCAGGAGAGGTCCATATATTCCTGATTGCCATTACGAAGAAATGGACTTAAAGGAGTTGAAAGATTTTTTCACCTACATCTACATGACGCTATCTGATGCTTTAAGGGACAACGCGTCAGAGGATGTTATTGAGGTAATCACAGCTTATTATGATGAGGTTTTTCAGTATCTAGCATCAGTGGATCAGGGTTTTCGCCGTGTAGTTGCCAGTGGAAAACATCATTACCTCCCAAACAGAAAAGAAAAAACAGTAAGGAAATACAAGAAACTGGCTGGGCTCTGGTCTGACTGATAGGAACACTAACGCCAGAAACAGTTTCCGCAAATGGCAAGGCTGGGTTTATCTTACACTGCGGAAGAGGGCACTGTATATAATTACATCCTGGACAACTTTGGCGACGACAGCTACCCTAGGACTTACGTTGCCACAGCGACCTTCGATACATCCGTCAATGGTACGAACATCTTAGGGGGACCAGCTAGGATACAGAAGTATACTTGGGCCATAGCCTCCGTAGTGCCTTCTGCTAATGCTCAGGGGTTTGAGGCTATGTTCAGGGCCTGGGACCTGGATCGCTCTAACGGGTTTGCAGCGGCCGTTGGAATTGTGGACGAAACCTTTGGGCCTTCAATTACAACAACCGCTGTATTTGTAACCCCTCCCAGCTACACCCGAATGGGTCCTTACTACACTATGATTTCTTGCGGACTTCAGGAGATTTGAGATGTCTTATTTATCTACTGGTACCAAAGTAGTATCCTTGACGATCGGGGGGCAAGACTACACACAAAACCTGAGCAATTGGGCTGTCTCTGACGCCAGCGCTTACAAAAATGGTTGCATCTCGACAACTGGTTCACTGACTCTCTCTACCGTCCCTGGCGGACCTTCTCTTGAGGACTACGATAGAGATACATTTAGCAGAGGAGCACCTGTTATACTTGACTTGTCTTATGCTGGCTCAACGTTTAGACATCCGAGAGGTTATCTCTACGTTGTTTCGTGCTCTTACGACGTTGAGTCAGAAACACTGTCTGTTGATCTTACCTGCAAGCTGGGAATGATGTCCTTGCTGGATAATTTCGACGACCTAAAGTCACGAGTCCCGGTAACTTTGGATGTCGTACAAGATTCCTATGAAGGCTGCTGCGCTGCATTTGCGTCTGTTGGCCAATATATTTACCAGGATAACCAGTCGAACCTTGTAAGCGGCTTGTATTTTGACGGAGAAAGGATTGGCTACAATCCACCTGGATCATGGGTTTCGGTTTTAGGTGTAACAGCTCGTTCCGTATCCCCTCTGCAAGCGTCTGGTCCGATCCCTGACATAGTAAATCTTTCCTATCAAGTACCGCTGGACCTCGAGTCCGTTGACCAGGAAGATCAAACTGGCAGGGTGGATACAGTCGAGACAACCTCATACTATTTTCTCAGTTATCCTTCCTCTAATTACATCAGGCAAAACACTAACGCCACTGTGGACAATCCCAATGGAACGCTGGAGAATATAGGTAGCATTACTCCTCAGCAGCCAACAACGGGATCCAGTAGTTCTTGTGGAAACTTTCCAAGCAGACCTGGTGGTAACGGTAACGGAGGAACGGCTTGCAACTTAGGGTATAAATTGGTTCAGTCCCCGATCTTCCTGCCAGCCATCAGAGAACAGGAGGATACCAGCACTTATGAAGGCCCCGGAGGTCAGCAGTCCTCTTCTATTAGCATACTTCGGGGACCTAGGCTGGAGTCAAATCCTCAGTACTTTTCAGACGCTTTCTCATACTGCAGACAAACATGGGGTAGCTTGTGTAATCCAAACGGAAGCTGCCCTTATGAAGGTTTGGATAATATAGTGCTTTCAAGAACTGAGACTACTAATTTCTTCGGCGAAGGAGGGGAGGTTGTTCGCAAAGTTACTGATAACTACGTCACAAAACTCTCCGCAGCTCAGCCTTCTGACTGGAGAGCTGGAAACAATAGTGGAAATCTGCAATACTTTGACCCCAGCTACAAGGAAAACTCTGAAATGTTTAGGGTTTCAAGGATAGAGGAGTATTACAGCATTCAGAACAACGTTAACATACAAGAGACCATTAGATATGATTCTATAACCTCTAGAGGTACTGGCATCACTGGCGGCCAGAACCTTGACGCATTGGCTGGCGTACAGACCAGAACTGTCAGAAAGTCCTCTTCTACTGCTACCGTCGCAGAGCAGCCGGATTCCGTAAATAGCCCTACTGTTTCGACTGAATCAAAAAACGTAAAACTTCGTGTGGGGATTAATTCAGGAAATGCATTGTACGGCGACTACACTGTAGACGAACAGATTCCACTGCCTTTGTTATTCAATTCGGAATCTGCGATAGAAGACGCTGTTAACAAGTACTCCGATTACATTGTTCGTTTTATCAAGGGCGATGCTCTTGGTTTCCAGGTTGGAGAATCGCTTAGACCCGAGATTATTACAGGCTGGGCTCCTAACATGTCTTTCAGGTATTACGATCCCAAAAAAGGCAAATTAATTGCTGCAAGAATGGATGCAACAACCTGGGGAGTAAATCCTCAAGAATCTGCTTTTGTCACCAATGGAATCTGGACTGCGTTTACAAATGGAACAGTGACAATACCAAGCAATGTTACCGGAAATTCCATACCCGATATGTCGGCACCCTCTGATGGTGTAAACCCTAACATCTAAAATCGTGGCAACTCCAACACCTCCCGCACCGCCTGTGCTGGCAACCGTAACTGATGAAACTGTTTTTGATAGTGGTTCCCTCGTTTTTGATGTAGACGTCTACTTCATGACTCAGGAGCTGCTTGTCACAGCTACGCCGGACGGCATACAACCTCCTACCCCGGATTTCGGAGGAGTTTATCCATTCTACACTTCGACTGTATGGGTCATGGGTCTCATCGTTGAAGCTGGAGACCTCTTAAGCCCTGATCCCGATGGAAGTATTCCATTCGACTACAACGGAAGCCTTGTGGTAACCGACGCCATTGTTATCAACGGTAATCTCTTCGACTATAGTTGATCGCGAATAACGGTTAGGAACACTAGTCTCGATTGAATCCCTGTTATGGCTATTGCTGCAAAAATTTCCTCAGCAGAAATAACTGCTCAGGTCGAATCTCGCTTTGTTGGTAGATATCTTGAGGCTAGACTGATTAATGCGGCAGGTACAACATATCTTCCAGGCACTACCGATGATGCCGTTTTTCTGGGCTTTGAAGTTCCTATTGGCACTGGAGGATATAAAAGGTCTGTTATCTCTTACGCCAGCGGTGATGTAACTGATTATGCGGATGACGGAGTCGGCCTACAGCAAAGAGCTACAGTTTTTGCTCAAAACGGCGGATCTACACCTATCGAGTTCTCCCACGTTGCTTTGTGTTGGAGTGATGGAAATGTACTGGGTTTAGGTAGTCCTGGTTCCGCTCCTAGCGTCGGTGTTGACGGTACCTACACCAACGTTCCGATGGACTCCACTAATGGCGACGGAAATTCCTTAACTGTTAATATCACGATTACAAATGCAGGTGCCACCCCTGCTGATTATTCTGTCTCTATTCAAGAGCCAGGCACCAACTTTATTGTAGGGGAAGTTGTGACGATCACAAACGGCACCTTGGCTGGACTTGGCGCGACTGTACCTGATACTGGAGACTTGTCTTTCCAGATAGCCTCTGTTACATCTGATGCATCGGCTGGTGATATATTCGCAGTAGCTCAGACAACTACGACCTCAACCCTTAGCGGCGGCTACGAGGCTGTTTTTTACTGGAATGTTAAACAGTTTGGATTCTATTCTAGCTCTACTCAGAACCCAATTGTTACGCCATGATTGAAGATTTAAAGCAGATCAGTCAAGCCAATAGATTGATTGACCTTGAAAGCAGAGAGTCTGACGTTACCGTAAAAGGAGACTTCGTCGGCAACGTCACGGGTGTATGGGTAACTATTGGAACAATGGGAGAGGGTATAGTCAATTATAACGGAAAGCAGTACAAAACTAAAACACTTGGACTCGCATCCCTTCCACCCGGAACCGAAGTAGAGCTCAGTTTCGCTAATGGTATTTATTACAGCAAGTTTTGATCATGACTATTAACAGAACATCGCTTACCGCTCGGTCGATCACTTCTGAGACCGACAACATGATAATCGAGATGAGGGGCGACGAGCCTAGTACTACTACGAACTTAGATCCGCCGCAGCCGCCGGGAAAGATGATCGGGTACTACAACGGATCAACAGGCTTCGTGGAGCTTTATATCGTTTCAGCTAACGGGCTGAGGCTTCTTGCGGTCTGATGGCAATATCTAAGCCCATAATTGATTCAGGACCTACTACCACTAGAGGCAGGCAAAAGACTGTTGTCTTCCCATTGTCAACCGCCCTTCCTCCAAGTATTAGGATTTTCACGGTTGTTGACGAGGATGGGAATGAGGATTTGACCTTTGAAGAACAGGATCCAGATATAGAAGGGAAGATGGCTATTACCGTTTTCCAAGAAAGTTGGCCACAGATAATCATCTCTGTCGTTGTTAACATTGAAGGAACACTTCAGTGGAAGAGAGTAGCGCCCAGGATGACTTACATAGATAACAGAACGGGAAAGCCTTGGGATCCTTTCTTTGGCAGAGTGTCTGGCATGCCTAGATAGGTAAACTATCGAGCTTGGATTAGAACCAAAAGTGCTGCGAGATCTTCCTTTTTTCGGTAAAAAGAAAAAACTTGGTCTTGATCCGCAGGGCGTTGAAGTCGTCAACCCTTTCGGCGACGGTTTATCGGAATTGCCTTCAGCCAGTACAGAAGATGTCTCGCTTTGCTCTGATAGCAGAGATTGCGCTCTTGGCTGGAGGTGTGTAAACGGAAGGTGTGTTCCACCTTCGAATAGGCCTGCTTCTTGTTTGTTTAGCGACTACGACCAAGGCTGCGGCAGTTGTGATATAGCCGACGCAGATACTGGAGCGGGTGAGGGCGGCGGTAGTTCGTGCACTCAGCCAGGTACCTGGGTTCCAGATGATGGCGGGTGTTTTGGATCGACCTGCGGCCTTGGCGGCATCCTTGTAGACCAACAGCCCGACGGTACATTCGGCTCCCCAGTTGATATTGAGCCAGAAGGGGGTTACCCGACAGATGGAAGACCTTCAAACGCTGCCACATGGGGAGGAGGTCCTAACAGCCGATCGCTGTATTGCTGGGGTGACTCAATTGGTCCTAATATACCCTACAACCCGGTAATTGACATTGACTTTGACTTCAGCCAAGATGCTTACCCTACCTTTGAATTTGGCGACGGTCTGGATCCTGATCTTGGAGGCCTGGGAGATCTTATAGATTTTCTACCGCCGGACGGCTTCCCCTTTCCAGACCTGAACTGGCAGCCACCAGATGCAATTGATGCGGATGAAATCTTCTGGTGGCCAGGTTGGGGTTTCGATGTGCTCGGAGGTTCAAACTCTAATGGCTGGGCCGATATTGGCGGTTCAGCAAATGGAGGCTGGGAGGCCGCTGCCTTTGGGCCATCGTCCGAGGGTGGGCAGCCTGCGTATTGTTGTCCGGTCGGAGGTGGCGCTGGCGGCAACCCGCCTAGCCCCGGAACGCCATTCCCACCAGGCGGCGGTGGTAATGGCGGCTGTGATCGATGGTGTGACGAACGAGGTAAAGCGACAGGGGAGACCCCAGAGGGCTGCAACGGCAAAGAGTGTGGTGAGTGCGCTTATTGTGACGATGGTATCGGAACCATCGTTGGTGCATTGAAGTGTGAAACAATCGATGATCCTCCTTGCAACTGTCCGGGAGCCGAACCATGCGGAAAGTGTAAATCCTGCAAAGATGGTACTTGTAAGTCGCAGCCTAACTGTGAACCGCCACCAGAACCACCACCGCCGCCGGGCCAACCGCCGGGAGGAGGAGGAGGAGGAAAATGTTTTTCAACATCAGTGTGTCAACTAAGTGCTTCGGATCCAATTCCCAAGTGTCCACCTAACTATAAACAGGTAGGGTCTATCAAGGTGGGCGACGGCCGTTGTTTAATCTGCGAAAGGTGTCCCGAAGATTGCAGTACAACCGGGTGCCCCGACTGTCAAGAATGCAAAACATTGCCAAACAGGGCCACCCCTAGCTGTCAACTTAAGGAAAAATGCGGCGGAGAATGCCCTAACCCTGTTACCGTGGTAAGATTTGGCCCTCCAATTGAGGGAGCCTGCGATTTTAACTTTTTTACTCCAACTGTTTACGTTCAACCCGACAGCTTAAGAATCAGCTGCAGGCCCTCAGGCTCTGGTCAGGTTTGCGAAGCAACAGGATTATCGACGGAAGGTTGCCCGGTAGTAGGATCCAGCTGGTTTGGCAGCGAAGAAACTCAGATATGCACTGGGCTCGGTGGCGGTCCTCAGAGCGTTCAACTGGGGATCCAATCCGTTCAGACCGTATGCCAGGGGACTAGGTGTTGCAAATGCAGCTTCAACGCAGAAGCAAGAAGGTATAAATGCTCCAGTGGGGCAGATTGCCTTGAAGATTGATATTGACAGATTCAATGTCTTTCTAGGAACACTAGCAAAGCTTCTATTGTATCGTGGCAGTATTTCCTGATCGGATTGTATTAAAAAACTCAACCGACAATCAGGCTAGTATCGTCAGCGCTATTGAGAGTGGCGGCACCGACGCCATCACTCAAGGAGAAGTTGTACTAGGCTTGGAGCAGGGCGACACTAAGCTTTATACCCTCGACTCGAACGGAGATGTCATTGTCATCTCGACGTCGTCCTCAGCTGGACGCGCAATTATCAGCACTACCGCCCCGACTGTCGGGATTGGTAATCTGCCTCTTGCTGAAGGTGATCTTTGGTTTAACCCCGATGTTACGGTTTACTATGTAAGGACTGGCGGGGTTTGGGTGCCTGCCAGTTCCGGCTCGCCAGGTGCGAGCAATCTAGACGAGCTTTCCGACGTAAGTATTTCCGCATCGCCTACGACAAATGATATACTAGTCTACAATGGGTCTAACTGGCAAAACCAAGTATTTGTGCCGTCTTGGCCAATGACCCAACGTGGAGATATCACATATTATGATAATACCGACGCGACAAGGCTTGGAATCGGAAATGAGACTCAGGTTCTTACTGTTATAGGTGGTGTGCCCACTTGGCAGAATCCTGGGACCGGAGCTCTTGACCTTGGGGACCTTGGCGATGTTGAACTGCCAGACATCTTGCAGGGCGGAGTTACTCTTGTGTACGATGCAATTGACGAAGTATGGAAACCCGGCACAACAGACGGCCTTGGCACAGTAGTTTCCGTAGGTGTAGACGCTCCTAACGGCGGAATAGTCGTAGTCAATTCCCCTGTGACGGACAGCGGGGTTATAAGCCTTGATCTCGAGGATAAACCCGATGTGACTCCGGGTATCTACTACGCCGCCAATATCCAAGTAAATGAGAAGGGGATTATTACAACAATTGAATCAGGTGGGCTAGGAGATCTCGATGGAGTAGACCTAGAAACCACGCAGCCAGTAGACGGGGACGTCCTTGTTTACGATTCTCTTTCCGGCAATTGGCTGCCAGAGCAGCAGGCCGACGGTGGCATACCCGTCCTGTCTATTGACGATTTAACTGATGTTGACACTTCAACAGACCCACCTGTAAACGGTGAAGTACTTACCTGGGACAATAATAACCTGAAATGGGAGCCGGCCCCACCAGCTGGCGGCGCAGAGGTACTTAACGACCTGACCGACGTTGACGCCGGTTCTCCGTCTGACGGAAACACATTATCCTGGGACAGCTCTGCTAACAAGTGGATTGCAGGCACAGTGGGAGCTGGTAGCGTTGTTTCTGTTGATGGTACTGGGCAAAACGGTATCACGGTAACCAATGGACCCATCACTTCAAGTGGAAGTCTTATCATCTCTCTTGACGATACAGGCGTTTCTGCGGGCTCTTATGGTAGTGCAAACATAACAGTAGATGCTCAAGGCAGAATTACAAGCGCATCTGAGGGCTTTGTAAACCCAATGTCGACGACTGGCGACATCATAGTTCAAACAGCCACTGGCGCAGAGCGCTTGGCAGCAGGCACCGAGGGCCAAGTGCTTACTATAGATGCTTCAGGGGCTCCTTACTGGACGGTGGTTACATCTGATTCTGGGGGCACAGTATCTAGTGTCGATGTCGTTGGCGGCACTGGTATTAGCAGCACAGGCGGTCCCGTGACAGACTCAGGATCGATCACAGTAGCCCTGGAGCCAAGTGGAGTAGCCGCTGGTACCTACAATAAGGCCAATATTACCGTAGACAGCCAGGGGCGCGTTGTCGCCGCCAGAGATGGACTCGAGACAGCCGAGGTAGAAGGCGTTTATCTGGATGATGTAGGACTCTCTGGCACCTCTTTAGTTCTTGACAACCCTGGATCAAGTGAAGGTAATCTTCTGATTGCTGTCGTCGTCAATAGGACAACAGGAGGTGCTTTGACGGCTCCGAGCGGCTGGGAATTACAGGGTAATTACCTAACACTTACTGATGGAATTTTCACGCAAAGCCTTTCTGTATTTACGAAAAAATCTACCAGCTCTGAGCCAGTAAATTATACATGGACTCAAGGAAGCGTTTCTTTGATTGCCGGATACATTGCTGTAATTGACAACGGATTTATTGAAACAGTTACAATTAACGAAACCACGGATACTGACACTAGTGTCGTTGCGGCCAATAACAGGCTTAACTTGATAGCCTCCACTTGGATTTATACTGGTGTAGCTGAGGCCTACTCGACCACTGGAACAAATGTCACGCAAATCTCCAGCTCCCCTACTGACCAGGCGATTCTCTGTGGTGCTTATACCAATATTGGCGGAAACGTAAGCACTACGCATACCAACGTTGATTTTAGCGCTTCGAATACGAATAATGGGATGATAAATATTATCATAGGCATCCCAGACGATAAGATTGACGATCTGGCTGATGTAGATACCACAACAAACCCTCCTACGAATGGCCAAGCGTTAATTTGGGATGGTACCAACTGGGTGCCTGGGGACGTTGCCGCAGAAAATTCCGGGGGCAGTGCGGCCGGTCTTTATCTTAGCGAAGAGCAGACTGGTGCATCTGGCTTTGCTTCTTACACGGCTCTTGGCTTTAGTGGTACTATTCAACAGGCGACTTCGGACGTAGATGCCTGGGTTGTTCTTTATTCCACTGCTGCCGCAAGAACCGCAGATTCAGCGAGGAACTTTGAGGACGACCCATCTCCTGGCTCTGGCGTGCTCTTTGAGGCATACATAGAGGCTGGAACAACTGTTCAGGCTTCACCAGGAACTAATTATTTTAATGGCAATGTTCCTGCAACCGAAGAGATTTATGCTATGTTTAGGACTCAAAACAAGGTTGGCATTGACGCGACCGTAACAATTAATGCTTATGGTTTGGCCGCTATTACTACAATTACCGGAGGTACGTTCGGATCTGGCTTGTAGGAATCCTAGCTGAGATCTTAAAGTCGATTAAATGGCGGAACTTAACGCACGTATCAAGCCGATCGCCTCGGCTACTGCCGCAGAAGTTCCCCTGCCAGCTGATATTGAAGTTGCCGAATTGGCTGTCAATACAGCAGATGGCAAGCTGTATACCAAACACACTGACAACAGCATCGTCCTGCTTAGTGGGTCTGGTGGCGGTGGTGGCGGCGCCGTGGACAGCGTCAACGGTCAGACCGGAGTCGTCCTCATCGGTGTCAATAATCTAATAGACGCCGACACGTCTACAAACCCACCTAGCAATGGGGAGGTTCTCGAGTGGGACCAGGCCGCTGGAAAATGGGTTCCAGGGACGGGTGCTAGCGCAACTGTGACTAGCGTGAACGGTGAAATTGGTCAGGTAAGTCTTGGGATCCAAGACATGAATGATTACAGGCCAATTTACACTTCTAGTACGCCTATCTACAGACATCTTCTTGGCGACTACAATCTTGACGGCGAATACAGCGAAGAAAGTACTGACAGGCTTCGTATTAAACAGTACGATGCCCAGGGAAGTCAATCGATTCAACCGACAGCGAGCGGGAGCTTGTATGTTTCCGCTGATGGCATTAATTACACAGAGTTGTCTGTCTCTTCTTCTTCTAGCATCGCTACCGCAGCTGGTGGAACCAGTACGATCGCATGGGAGGTCGTATTCTCGAGTAGAAACCCGTATGACGAACTAGGCATTCAGGCAGGAGAAAGTCTTTTCTGGGCCAACGCTGACCCCATTTTTACCGCTGTAGAGCTCAACGAAGGCGAGTTACTCAAGTGGGACTCTGTCGTCAGCAAGTTCAGGCCAAGCCAGCTCTCGATCGACGAACTGTCTGACGTCAACACAACTGCAGCTCCCCCAAGTGACGGACAACTACTTGCTTGGAATTCCTCGAGCGAGGAATGGGAGCCTGCTGACGCGCCCATCCAGGCTGTGTCATGGTCGGTTACGGCAAATGGAACCAGTGATTACTTTTTTGCCGGGGATGGTTTTGCTGGTACTGAACTCGACCCAGAACTTTATGTTGTAAGAGGGCAGAACTATAGAATACAAAACACGACTGGAGCCCATCCGTTTCAGATTCAATCCACAGCTGGGCTCGGCGGCACAGCTTACAGCGATGGTATTACCAATAACGGTGTATCCAATGGGGTTCTTGAGTGGGAAGTAAGGCTAGACTCGCCAGCAGAGTTGTATTATCAATGTACAACCCACGCCGATATGGGTGGAACAATCCGTGTTCTTGACGGGGCTGGCGGCAGTGAAGGCTTATCAAGCTCAAGAATAGGGAGCTCCCTCGATTACGAGCCCGATCCTGCAGATATTGCTCCAGAGTGGCGTCCATTTACAACAAGCCCCACCCATCCAGATGGCACCATTGATGGTACCAGTTACAATAGCAGCATCTCTTCCAACCAGGCATATATCTCTTATAGGAATATGAATGGTTGCCGCGATGCCGTAATTTCTGCAATTGTTGACTCTGATGTCGACAATCCGATCAACATTAAGGTTGTCAGAGTTGATACAGCAACGACTTACAACGTGACCGTATACAATGCCGCAGAGTACGCGACTACTGTCTTAGCAAGAGCTGTAAAAGGCGTTGGTCTTAACCCAGACACTGCCTCTAGTAGCTGGTGGCCGTTCGGTACTGAATGGAATGGTGATTCCAGCCACGCGGCCACAATAGAATTTTACGATACCGAAACAAAATCGTCGCCGTTTATCAACGGTACCGTTCAATGGACCGAGGAGGGCAGCTTTTCTACCGTCGCAGATGGCACGATTAGCTCAATTAACGGCAAGACTGGGCGTTATTTTCTATCCTTAGACAAGATTAATAACGTCTCGGGGCTCCCTTATACGACTTTCTTTCACTACGATACGCGCATAGATTCTCCTAATTCTGTCAACTCTGTAGATGGAAGGTGGTCTGCCAGTAATTCCAACGGACGGCTTAACGTAGCTGGGCTTGATGTCAATGGAGCAAGCTTTTTGACAGAAATTCAAGGCAAATATACGTCGGCCGTAGATGGATTTGATTTTTGGGTCAGCCCTGATCAGACCAATTGGACAAGATATACCGCATCTAGTTACACTTACTCTGGCTCTTCTGGCGTTAATTTTAACAATGTTCATCCTTCGCCGTCCATTCTCTCGTACACTCAGACCGATATTTACATTAGCCTCTTGGACCCAGAAAAAGGAGGCGAGCCTGCAAATAATTCTCTCTTAAAATATAATGACACCTCAAGAACCTGGGATTACGTCGATGGTCCGACAATCACAGAGGCCACTGATTTTGGCTTTAATTTGTTGAATGCTACTAGAAATTGGAATTTCACTAGCTCCCCAACTGCCAGCCCTTCGTCTGGTGGGATTAGCAACTGGACTGGAACTGCATGGTCTGTAAACACTACAGACGCAGACGGCGAAGATCTTGAGACCTTGTTGTACGGTTTAACCGAAACCTATTTCGCTAACATTTATATTGACGGTGTTTACGTCACCGCGACAACTATAGGATCATGGAGCAACAAGAATTCAAACAGAATTACCTTTACGTTTGGTGACGACTCTTGGAAAACAGGTCTGACTGGAGGAGAGGTAATTGGCATTGAGATGGAGCCCTTTTCAAGTGGGGATCAACCTCTGGTTGATGGTGATATCCTTCAATGGCGAGCAATTGATCAAAAGTTTAAACCAGCTGCTCCGTTAACGAATATAGGTCAGCTTTCCGATGTCGACACTTCAACTGCTTCTCCTGTCGACAAGCAGGTACTTGCCTGGAATGAGACTGAGACACAGTGGGAGCCTTCTTGGAGGCAGTCAGGTCGAGGCGATGGCGGCGATTTTGACTCTGGCTTAACCGACAGCCATTTTGTCTCCAATATTTACGGCGGTGGAGATTTCGAGAATACATCAGAGGACCTCCCTGTTGAGCTTGAAGGAGTCATGGATGGTGGTCTGTTTACATAGGCATCCTAGCCTAGTCTTAAAATAAAACAGTGGCAACGCCTTCCAATCGCATCCCCGTCAGACTTGCACGCGGCACCAAGGCCGCGCTGGACTCTTCGCTGTCTGATCTAAATGAAGGGGAGCTTTGCTATGCAAACGATGAGGACAACCTCTATGTGGTAGAGGGTGGTGTGCTCACAAGGACGGGCCAACAGCTTGACGCCTCGTCGGCAAGAACTCTTTTAGGAATTGGAGAGTATGTAGATGATGCCGCAGCCGGAACTGGCGGGGTAGCCTCTGGCGCAATGTATTACAACACCACTTCTTCTGATTATCGCCTGAAATCCTGATAGGTATTCTATCGCAGATTTATTTCTCTCGATGGATAAGGAGTTGTTGGAAGAGCTGAAGTCCGGCGGTGTTTATCCTTCTGGTCCCTGTTCTGCTTGGCCGGAAAAAAGGCACAAAGAGCTGATGGGTAGACATGCTCCTAAGCATGCGACTAAGGTCAAAGCTTCCGTGGGTGACATGGCTCAGGGTTTGGCGAAGAATATTGCTGCATACGTGACCGGCGGTAATGTAACAAAAGTCGTAAGAGACGAGCGCTATCAAACCTGCTTGAATTGTCCTGCTTTTATCGAAGAAAGCAAGCGATGCTCTGACTGTGGGTGTTTCATGGAAGCCAAGACATGGATTAACGCTGATCCGAATTTCCTTTGTCCTCAAAAGAAGTGGAAGAGATAGGCTTAGGCATACTACGCAGTAACTTTCAACCAGGCGTGATGCCTGGCTATGTAAATGGCTGACGAGAACCTTACTCCTGAGACAGGAGCCGAGACTCCAACCTCCGCATCTACTCCAGCTACCCCAAGCGACGATATGATGCCCCGCTCTGAAGCGGAGAACCTCCTCAAGGCTTTGAAGGCCGAGAGGGATGCACGAAAGCAGTACGAGCGCGAGCTCAAGGAAAGTAAAACACACCTTGAGAAGTTTGCTGAAATCAATCCTGATGAGTATCATAAACTGCAACAAGAGGCCGCCGAGGCAGCTCGTATGCAGGCTCAGTGGGGCGAAACTCGCGACGCGATCGAAAGTAAGTACAGCGCACAGGCTGCAGAGGCCGTAAGGGAAGCAGACGCTGCCAAGAAGGCTCTTGCCGACTACCAGAAGAAGTATGCCCTCGAGAAGGCGTTCAACGAAGCTGGTGGCCGCACAGATGCCGTAGATGGCGTGTCTTTCTTCGACCTGCTTTCCGCTCAGCTCGGCGGTAACTTCCGTCAGGAAGCTGATGGTTCTCTGACCGTTGTGGATGCAGCTGGTGATCCGATGCTGGACAAGGACTCTGGTAAGCGCATCAATGCTGTTGATTACCTGGCTTCCTATAAGGTTCACCCTGTTTTTGGCACCTTCTTTAAGGGCGCCAAGGGTAGTGGAGCTGGTATCGGCTACGGTGGCACTGATGCCAACGGCATGCCCGTAGAGGATCTCTCTGGCCTGAGCGCTGAGGAGATGTTCCAAAAAGCTTTTGGATAATATACTGTAAACTCAGAACGGAAGAGGAACTTCTTATGAC